TGATAGCCGATATTGACCGCGCTTGCCCCTATCTGCAGGTAAGCGGCTGCCGTCCCGATTAGCCCCGTAAAGCTTTGTGCGATATTAAGCGATGCCAGCGCCACCGCCGACTGGTCAAGCCCTGCGATTACCGACTGGCTCGAATCTTCCAAATAGACATCATCATCGTTGGTTGGCACTCCGGCCGGTGACCAGTTGGCCGCCACGCTCCAGTCGCCTTCATTACCCGAATCGTTACCTAACCATATTTTTATTGCCATTTTTTATATCCTTATTTTCAAAGCCGAAAACGGTTTCTTGCGATATAAATCAAATTCAAGCTTGACTGCATTTTTAAGGTAATGAACCAAGTTTGTTTCGCCGGGAAGTTTTTTGCCACTACCGTTCAGATATGCAGGCTCGCTTATTTTGTGTCCATCTTTGTCTAAAATCTCTCTCCAATCAGGAGAGCCATCTTCATTCTTGCCGAGATATTCCCCGAATCCTTTATCGAATATCTTTCGCTTCCAGCCATCGAAGCGGATTTGGAATTCATAAGTTACCTGGTAGTAATCCCCCCGTTTCTCATCGTAGATTTTCTGACCGTCAAAGACGGTGCACATCACCGTCCCTTCCGCAAAGCCGAGGAAGCTGTCGCTGCTAATGGCCCCCTTATATTCAGAAGCCCGCCGCTGGTTGAAATTTCGCTCATTGCGAACGTATCGCAGCACAAGGTCATTAAACTCCTTTGTAATCGGCGGGTCAAAGGCCTCACCTGCCGAATTCATTACGGCATTTCCCTCAATATCGCGGTCGATTGGCTCGTTAGTTACGGCGGACAGCCAGCTAATCTCCGGCTTTTTTATCAGTGGATCTTCCGCTTCTTCGTCTCCCCCTCCCCAACGATGCAGATAATTACAGGTGACCTCATATACAAACGGTCCCTGATAGGTTTTAACTGTCCTTTTGACCACACGCAGGAAATCATCCCCGGGATAATGGTCGCCCTTTTGTGGCACTGATAATGTCGGCGTTGACGCCAGCAGAGTCAGTATCAGCCGAATTACAGGATTGTCCCCCTCGTCAAATTTAACCGTAAAGACGCGGATGGCGGTCCTCTCGTCGAGGGTCTCCTCCATCGTCCGCCTCTCCCAATCTTCTTTTATACTTATTACCGGCATAATACTCTTACTTAAATTTAGAAACGGCCAATTGTATTCCCTTCACGCCTTCTTTTTCTCGGATCTGCTTCAGTTCTCTTACTGTCATATAACCTATTTTAACCAAATCTTTTACACCTCTGACGGTATCACGGGTATTTTTCTCGGTTTGGTTGAAGCGTGTCCCGGGCGCGAACGTAAGGAACCTCGCCTCCATTGGTGCTAATCTGCGTTTTATATTTGAAGTTATGCTCTCCAGCATCTCCTTCCAGGCAAATGGGGCGGGTGCACCACGCTCACTTCCTTTTATATCACCCCCAATTCCCGCCTTGACGCCTCTCCATATACCCTTGCCTCCGGCGATGGCCAGAAGGACCGCCGCCTCGAAAGTGGCTTTGAGCAGTTTCAAAAATGAATCGAATACGAACGCCATCCCCGCTCGCCAGTCCTCCCTCATAAACCTGACAAAATCCAGAAATACATCCTTCACCACAGTTACATAGGAATGGGTTTTCTCCGCCCACCAGGCTATATTGTCCTCATTTTCCTTGGCCCATCGCGTAATCGCATGAGCAGAGCTGGCAATAGCCGGCAAAAACGGTGCAGCGATTGTCTCGGCAACATCGCCCAATTTGTTTTTCATCTGCTTCAAAGCACCGCCGGCCGAATCGGTTTTGGATGTTGCAACGTCCCAGCCGCGTGCCAAAGCATCCTGCAGAACCCGCATCCTTTCCTCTTGTGTTTCGGCGTTCCGCAATTCACCCACATAGCTATCAAGCGAGCTGCCCGTCTCCCGTAAGGCATCGATATAATACCGCAGGAAGATTTCCGGCTTGCCCCTGCCTCCGCCGAACCCTGCATGCAGGGCGATAGCGGCCTTGGCGGCTTCGCCCGCCTTATCAGCGGCAACCCCCTGCGTCAGCGCCATCCGCATCAGCATCAAGATATATTCATCTCCATAGACGGTCGCATCCTGAATGGCACCCGCCTGTTCTCTCATCTCTTTCATAAGCTTTTCGCTGTATTGGCCGGTCACTTTCAGAGCGCTTGCCAATTCAATCACCGATGCCTCCTGCTTTATCGCTGCATAGGTACAATAGGCAAAGGCGGCGCTCAGACCCATTACGGCATATTTGGCCACTCGAAATGCCGCTACAAAAGCGGTCTTTGTGATGCGGGCGGTGCTCTTTAGTGCCTTGCCCATAATCTTGGCGCTGGCGCCGATAATGCCGAACTTCCTCGATGCCTGGTCTTTGGCCTTAATCAATACATCCACGCTGTGAGCCACAATTTTTTTCCTAAAACATAATCCCCAATTTATTCTTCCAGTACGCCTTCTCGCCGAATACGAATCTCGCCGTCTCTACGAAGATTTTCGCCTGCTCCAGTGCCCCTCCGGCAACGGGCGGCAGGCCCTTTTCAAACAAATCCGCTAATGCAATAATCTCCCATACATCGCTCGTTATCATTATTAACGGGCATTCGGTTATATCAATCCCGCCGGTATTCTTACATTCATCGCAGCCCTTGCCCTCGCAGCCCGGGCATACCATCGAAAGAGGCGCTGCTACTGTCGGCTTGTCTCTGCACTTGTCGGGCCCTTTACATCCTTTGCAGACCCCGCCGTATCTGAATCCGATGGCAAGTCTAATTTTTTTTTATCTGCCACCGATGGCCTTTGACCGACCGCCGCCATCATCAGTTCCGTGGCTTCCCCCAGAGTAACCATAGACTTTAGCTTTTCGGGATTGTAATCAATCTCCTGCTCATCCGGGGCCTTCATATTTCGCCAGCCGCATAAGGTCTTTTTGATTACCTCAAAAGCCAGATTAATCATCTCAGCAGCCTCGACCGCTGACTCGAATTTATCGTTGAGCTTGGCAACCTCTTCCCATTCGATAATGCTCAGATACCGAAAAACAAATACCGGCCGTTCATTTTCAGGTAGATGCATATCGGTAGTAAGCACTATTTCATAGGTTGCGTTTGGATGGGTCGCTAACGGCATCGCTTTTCTCCTTTCCTGCCCTGAGCGTAGTCGAAGGGCTTTCTTTGTCTTTAACCGAATCGAAATATTGTTTTTGCACATTCGGCGGCAGCGAGTTCCAGATAACCATAATCTGGCCGTCTGTAGCCTCGCTAAGGCCGCCACGATTTGCACATACCGCCTCTCGAATTGCCTTGATTTTCTTGTCCTTCATAACACATACTCTTTCATCTTCATCAAGTTACTGCGATAGCAACCGCATCATTGCCGGAGGCGCTGGGGTTACACTGGCCGGTAATATCGTAAATCTGGATACCATCGCGGTCGCCTTCGGCAATCTCTCTGTATTGAACCTTCGGTATTGTAAACGTAATGGTGTCCGTGCCATCGGTAAGTGCCAGACTCACAGCCGCCTCTGTCCCCGCCAGCCAGATACCGTGATAATCGTAACCGGCAATAAGGTCGGCCTCCGGGTCGATAGACAGGACAGGGTCGTAATCGGTAATCATGTAGTAGGCAATCCCGCCGGCCGCATCCACATCGTAACGAGGCACGGGATTGGAGCCAATATTCAGGCTGAATTTGGAAATCTTGATACTTTTGGTTGCAAGGGTGAAAGTACCACCCTGCATCATCATCGGGGCTGTTGACCCGGGTACATTGGCTGGCAGTGAATCAGCAACCGGCGCCTGCCATATCCCCGAAAATTCGAAGTTGCACATCATCCGTCCGCCATTTTCGCCCTCAAAGGTCACATTACCCGAGGCTCCGGCCAGTCCCTTCTTGACGCCATCTTCCCAGACATCGATTGAGATAGTCTTATCTTCTACCCCGGCAGCTGCCGAATGGATTGAATGTACCTGGTAAACCTCTAAGGTTTTAGCCAGTCCGCAGGCCTGCAGCAGTATCGCAAGGCCGGCATCGAGTCCTTGGCTGCCGTCACCCCGCAGTTCCGCACTGAATTTACAGCTGCCGCTCCGCTCACCTAATACGCCGGTATTCTCATGCCCGCGATAAAGTCCTGTGCCCTTTCGCTCTTCATAAGGAGCGGTCGGGTTAATCTCCAGATCGAAGGCTAATAGTGCACTTGTACCGGCGAGCTTAGTACCTTTAGTTTCTTCGAGGATAACCTTGATTACCCTTTTTCTCGTTAGTAATGGTGTTACCATTTATTTCTCCTTGAATTCAATTCTTTTAGGCCGATGCCGCAATAGTAACTGCATCATTACCGGAGCTATGGTTGCACTGGCCGGTAAGATCATAAATCTGGATACCATCACGGTCGCCTTCGGCAATTTCTCTGAACTGGACTTTCGGCAGGGTAAAGGTCACACTGACGGTGCCATCGGTAAGCAGCAGGCTGACCGCCGCCTCTGTCCCGATAAGCCATTTCCCGTAATAATCATAGCCGGCGACAAGGTCGGCCTCCGGGTCGATAGACAGTACCGAGTCGTAATCGGTAATCATGTAGTAGGCAATCCCGCCCGCTGCATCCACATCGTACCGGGGAATTGGATTGGTACCCATATTCAGGCTGAACTTGGAGATATTGATACTATCGTCAAGGGTAAAGGTACCACTCTGCATCAATATCGGTGCCCCCGTCCCCGGCTCAGTAGTCGGCGCTGTGGGCTCATCGAACGGTGCCTGCCAGACCCCTAAGAATTCGAAGTTGCACATCATTCGCCCACCGTTCTCGCCTTCGAATGTTACATTCCCCGATGCCCCTAATAATGATTTTTCGACGCCATCTTCCCATACATCAATTGAGATAGTCTCATCGTCGGCATGGGTCGAATGAACTTGATAGCTTTCGCTTGTTTTAGCGAATCCGCAGGCCTGCAGCAGTATCGCAAGTCCGGCATCGAGGCCGCTGGTACCGTTACTTCGCAATTCCGTGCTGAACTTGCACGTCCCGCTCCGCTCACCCAATACACCGATATTGCTGTGACCTCGATACAACCCCGTCCCCTTCCGCTCCTCGAATGGCGCGGTCGGATTGATCTCCAAATCGAAGGCCAGGATCGCCGATGGTGAAGGTGAGGTATTTCGGGTGCCTTTTTCCGTTTCGATTTCCACCTCAAGCCATCGCTTTCTCGTCAATAATGGAGCTGATAGTACCATCTGTATATCTCCTTTCCCAAATAAAAAAGCAGCCGGCAGAACAATGAGCTCCTACCAGCTGCTTAATTCCCAAAATCCTTACCCTGTAAGTGATCAGCTCACAGGCCAATTTATTTACTTTTCGTTCTAACTATTCACTATTCACTATTCACTAACTATGCCTTCGTATACGGGTCTGCAAACTGTGTCCTGTAATGGACGTCCACTTCGAGAACGATACCGGTAAAGCTCTCGCCATCGTCGAACGGCGCTGCAGGCCCGTTTATGGTATCTATCGCATAACCACCTCGCGTTGTGTCCTCAACTAATTTCTTGCGAATATCGTCCCTGACCTTTGCCGTTCTTGTCTCTATCGAATCCGCTGCATCATCCGAATCTATGACGATTGCGGTAATCAAAAACTTCTGTGACCAGCTCGCAACGCTTGCCGGATTTTCTAATCGTTCATCTTCAGCCTGTATTATCAGGACCTTTCTGTCCTCCGGCGCCACATTGCGGAAATCGGTGCGTTTCCTGCGGATTGCGGTAAGGTCCTGATTGAAGCCGTTGGTCTCGGTAATCGCATTAATTGCATCCTTGATATTCTCAGCGATATATTCTGTAATCGGAGTACTCATTTACTTCGTCGCTCGTCGTTCGTATCTCGTATTTCGCAGTTCAAAGTTCGATGTTGGATGTTCGATATTCATTTTCTTCTGCTTATCCCGCCTTCTTTGCTCCCGCCTTCCATTGTGCTAATGCCAGCTTGACCTGGTCATCGATATTTCGCCCCAGTCTTTGTTGTGCCTGTCGTTTCGCCGCCCGTGCAAGCCCGGCCGATCCACGGAAGACCTCACCCACCGATGGCCCCTTCAATTCGATAATCGGCAGTCTCCTCGGTCCGGCCCTTCTGAAAACGCCCCTGTGCCCGCTCGACATTGAAGTTATAAAGGCCGATTTTATTGTCTTTCGTCCTTCCGTTTTTGAGATTTTGTAAGAGACGCCTTTTGCCGTCTGTCTCGCTGAAAAATTAATAAGCGGTATTCGTCTCGTCCATATCCCCAGGACCGCCTGCCATAGGCGATACGTTGCTCGTTTGAGGGTGATATTTTTCTTGATTGTGGAGACCTTGATATTGACCTCTGCCGCTATCCGCCGGGCGACGTCGGTTTTTGCGCTTGTGGCGGTCTTATTTATGGCCCTGCTCATCACCTTCGGCAGCGCCCGGGGTATATCGCGGAGCATTCGCTGCACCTTCCGCAGTTTCGCCTCATCTAATTTTATTTCAACCAATGCCGCCATATCATCCTCTATCTTCTGTCCTCTGTCATCTGACCTCTAATTTCATTATCCCCGCATCCTGGCTGATAATCTTGGTAATCAGCTTCTCCACGGCCGTCTCATTTATTCGCACGGCGAGTTCAGCCTTGTCCTTGCTGATATTAATTTCCGAGCTGCTTATGCCATTTATTCCTTTGTAGGCAATACACCTGTTGGCAACGCTGATAACCAATCGGGATGCATGTACCCCCGGCATTCCTTCTAATTCCGCCGGCGGCTCACGGTCGACTATGGCCGTTATACCCCTGCTGCCGCCTCCGGCGGGCAGGTACTTAATCGGCTCGCCGAACTCTGTGAGAAAATCGTTGGCTGTATCGATAAGCATCTGGTCCGTTTGATTTGCAGCCGTTTCGGTAAAAGTAACGACAGCCGCTATTGACGGCAGTGAAACCACACCGCCGGCATTTTGACTATACACAACAAAGATATAAGCCACATCATCAGCCAGTCCTGATACTACAAGATCACCGTCTCCCTCGCGGCTGCCGCCGTCCTGCCAGCTCATCTGGCTGCCGGCCTTATATTTAAGATAATTTGTAACGCCGCTATCGCCATCGATAGTCGCAGTAACAGCTCCGGCATCCGCTGCGATACTGAGTGTCGGCGTTGCCGGTTTTATCGGATTAACCAGCACACCACCTGTCGCCAAAGCTACTATATCGTCACCTGTTATTGTCATAATATCGTCACCTGTTATTGTCATAATATCGTTACCTGTTTTTGTGGTGTTGTTGCTGATGGCGTAATCTCAGCGATTACAGTTGTGCCATCATCAGGGTCAAGTATCTCATACGTCCCGGGTGAACCTGATTTATCCTGCCACTTACCGGTCGCCCAGGCAGTCAGGACTTTAAGAATCTTTGCAAGTGTCCACGTCCCGCCAGCCGTAATACCAGTTTTAGCAAAGATTGCTGTAACCAAATTGCTATCCAAATCAAATTCGTGCTGTGCTGAAGCATGGCCAAAAGTATGAAAAATAATTCTATTGTTTTCCCATTCTTTCGGCGATGTTTGGTCAATAAAAGTAATTACGCCCTGCTTACACTGTGTTTCGGCAACAGACACAGTAATTTTTACATCTGTGCTGCCTGCTGGCGTTACGGCGGGCAATGTAGCAAGGTTGGCAAGG